ATTTGGCTTTCGGAAAATACTAATGTTGACATTGCGCCTTGCTGGATATATAATATCATGAGCAGGAGAAAGTTATGACCAAAGTAATTATTGCAAATTCAAAAATAGATTGTGAACATTTGCTAGGACAATTCCTAGACGAGTCGCATTTTGATACTGTGATCAATGAAGACACAGATTGCTATCTTGGCAGCGAACATGAAGATAATATCGCATTCAAGTTTCGCAAAAACTATTTCAGCAAACAAGAGCAAGATGATGCTTATGCAGGTTTGCGCGAGGCTGCAACACCAACTCAAAATCGTGGACTTGCAGCAGGACCAAAAGGTGAGAAATGTGGTGGTCGTGAATGGGTGACTGAGTTTCAATTACATGTTCTTGACTTCTTCAAGAAGCAGCCAGAGAATTCAGTCATACCTGTGAATGTTAAAGAAGAGATTGAATCGATTCGCACCAAGTATGAGAATGCAGAATCGTCTCGTGGTCTTGTTTGGTTGAGCGCAAAAGTCAAAGAAGATGAATTTGACTTTGACAAGTGGCTTCAAAGAGTCGCTGAGATGTCAGTCAAAGAACGTAAAGAAGAAGCGCGTGGTGTTGAAGAAACTTATATTTCGGATACAACCTATGCCAACGTAGTGTTGTCAGGTATTGCTGGTTGGTTCGATCGGTATCCTCGTATTCCATATGGTCGCGCAACAGCATATACGCAAAACTCATTTGATAAATTTAAATTATCATTTCCATTTCTACAGACACTTGATCGTGGCTTTGCTGAGTTGCTTCCAACTCGTCATGCAGCGCAACGTGCTGCAGCGGATACAATCGATCCTGCATTCCTCGTCCCGCAAACTGTTTTCACTACAATCACAGTTAACAAGACATTCCGAACAGCAGCACATCGTGATGCTGGTGACTTTACAAATGGATTAAGCAATCTTCTTGTTTTATCAAACAATGGTAACTATACAGGTGGATATCTTGTTCTTCCAGAAGTTCGTATTGCCGTGAATGTACGACCAGGTGACCTGCTGCTCGTCAATAATCATGAGTACATTCATGGCAATACACCTATTGAACTGCAAGATGAAATGGCAGAGCGTATAAGTCTTGTCTGTTATTTGAGAGAAAAGATGCTTGAACTTGGTGAAGATAGATGGGAGTCTTTACGATATAAATTTGTTGAGCATCGTAGAAAAGATAAGGAACATCCTCTCCAGAGAAAACTTTGGAATGGAATATCTGAAGGCATGTGGGAAAGCGATGAATGGTTTGATTTCGTAGACCAAAATGGTGGTAATAGTTTGAGAATGGGTAAATACGATAAGAAAAGAGAAAAGACATCCACTCTAGAAGATATGTTCGGTTAATATGTGCGCAATTATTGGTGCTTATATCGAGAACCCAAGTTCTCGTGATTTGGTAATGCTTGCTGATGTTTTCCGTGAGTCTAGTATTCGCGGATTACACGCAACTGGTGTTTCTTGGGTTCGTGATGGTGAAATAAAAACTCGCATTGACGCTAAACCAGCCACGCAGTTTTTAGAATCACTTGATCTAAACAATTGTGTTAACGAAGATGGCAATCTATATTTGATTGGTCATTGCCGTTATTCTACATCTGATCTTGAATTTAATCAACCATTGTACAATGACAATATCTCTATTGTTCACAATGGCGTTGTCAGCCAAGAGATGCCAGAAAACTGGGAACGTCTATATGGCTACAAGTGTAAAACTCGAAACGATAGTGAGTTGATTCTTCATACTCTTGAAGCAAACAAGTCTCCATTAGTAGAATTTTCAAATGCTTCAATGGCTGTAGTTGAATTGTACAAAGAAAAACAATTACGTTTCTATCGCAACGGCAAACGTCCAATTTACTTTACTTCTTTGACCAATGGCGGTATAATTACTTCAACGAAAGATATTGCTCTTCGTTCTGATCTCAAAGATCCCATTGAGGTTGATATGAATTGCTATGTGACTATAGCAAAGAATGTCTTTCGAAAGAACTATGTTATAATTGATGATGCAAAGGATTTACAGCATGTACGATAAGTCAACGTTTACATATGGTGCTGAAATTGAGTGGGGTGATATTGATCGTCGTATGGATATCCCCCCAACTCTCGGTAAATGGGAATATGCTGAAACTGATATTGTAAACATTCACCCACCATATCAATATCGTGCATGCGATCCTCTTGGTAAAGAACCACCATTCGGCGGTGAAGTCAATATGATGCCAACCAAAACTTGGCAAGAACAAGTTGATCGCATCATGCGTCTAAAAGAAATGTTTCTTGAGTACGGAAATAATCCGTCAGCCTCTTGCGTCAATCATGGTCATATTCATGTCTTTGTTCCAGGACTGAAAGATGATATTGCTGGATTGAAGCGATTGGTTGGATATATTCAAGATAATCAAGAAGATACGATTGAAGCCTGTTATCAATTCTACGAAACTTCTGAGATGAAGCAGTGCGAAGGCGCAAAGATGTATCTGAAGTTTGATGGTGGTCGCCCAATGCCTGAGTATATGTGCGACAATATTATTGAACTTGCTACTGACTTCAATCACTTTATCAAATTACATGCTGCTGGAAAAGATGGCGTGTCAATGGGTCGCCCTTTTAGATACGCCATCAATACTTATTGCATGAAGCATACTGGTACAATCGAGTTTCGTTGTTTCCGCTCAACTACAAAGCGAGAAGAAATGGAATCTCAATTTCGATTTGTTGAAATGTTTATAGACGCAGCATTGAATGGTGGATCATCTGTTCGCGAGATTCTGGCTAATAATACGTTCAAGTTCCCACCATTTGTGTGGAACTTAGATGAGTATCATGGTTGGCAGCAAACCAAATATCCAAAGGAACGTGGAGAAAAGAAACGCGAGTTCCATGAAGTTGTGTGACACAAGTCGCGATGAATTTGTCGCGCATATAACTGAGAACAAAGCAGACTCTTTCGCCAAGACTTTTGTAGCGAAAGCAGATATGCAGGAACAATGGCAGTACTGTATTGGGTATTGGGAAGGCGGAGAGTTGGCTGGCGCGATTATCACTACTCGTTCGAAGAAAACTCCATATGTTTTCAATCTACAATTGCTTCATACATTTGCAAAACATAGACGTAAGGGTGTTGCAAGATTGCTTACTCAAGATTCTCTTGATCGCGCACAAGGTCTTGGCACCAGTTACTATCGTGTTTCAGCAGAGCCTGATGCAGTTGTGTTCTATGAGTCTATGGGATTTAAGTTCTTGGGAAAACAGAAAAGCGGATGCTCTCTGAGTATGTTCAAAATCAATGGAAAGAATTTTGCTGATGGTATCTATGATCTCTCAGATCCTGTAATACACGCAGCAGTATACAAAAAAGGTAAAGGTGGTTGTGTCGAAGTCTTTGCAGCGTCGTGAACAATTCATTCGTTGGTATGCGTGGTCGATGCAGTTTGGCGATTGCGATCCAGCGGTATGGATGACAAACTATCTTCATAATCGTTATGAACACAATGATGAGGAAAGACTCTGGCTTGCATGGCTTTATGGTAACACCTATCAATTGCCAACTGCATGGGTTCTAAAAAATGAATTCCCAGACTATGAACTTGCTACCGTTGATCGTATCGAATGGTGGAACTCTAGTAATTATACTAGATTGCGCTATCAAACAGACACAAAGTGGAACAAAGGTCACTTGCCTGCCATGTTCGCATCTTACCAAAAATTTATTGGCAAGAAAACTCAACGTGAGGTTCTAGAAAAATATTATGGCGACAACGAAACACAATCTTTCCACAATCTTTGGAATAATCTTAAGACTTCTCTTTACAAATTTGGTCGCTATTCCACTTGGTTTTACCTTCAGCATCTTGTTCATACTGCTGGCATTAACTGTGTACCTGACAGCCTCATGCTTGACGATTTTGCAGGGTCTCGTTCTCATCGTAATGGTTTGCATCTCGCCATCGGGCAAGATGACAAATATGATGCTAAACTCACTGCTGCAGAATGCGCAGACCTTGAAAGCATCGCCAAAGAGATTCTTGAGGAAACCAGATCTAGATTCCCTCAACTGAGCAATCAAATCGATTTCTTTACGATGGAAACTTGTTTGTGTTCATTCAAGAAAATCTTTCGTGAACATCATGGACGTTATCTTGGCTATTATCTTGATCGTCAATCAGAAGAAATTGAGCAAGCAGAGGGTGATGGCTGGACTGGTATTGAATGGAATGTTTTGTGGCAAGCAAGAAACGAAACTCTCGATTCAAGGCTTGCTTCGCGAAATAAAATCAACAAAGAAAAGTTTACTTATTTCCTGAGAACAGGTAAACTAGAAAGAATGAATTGGATGTTCCAAGACGAAGAAGAAGTTAAGGAAGGTTTGGAGGCATTATGGTAAGAGTGATTGCGATGGGTGGTGAGCCAGCAACTGGCAAAACCACCCTCATGTTTCGATTGATTTCGATGGCTGACGATTGGCAAACAGTCAAACCAGAGAAACTTCTTGATGCTATGTATTCCAAGAAATTGAATCTTTATATTCTTGGCAAGTATGTAGACGATGGTAATGTATTTCAAGGAACAGATCGTTTGTCAATGGCAGTTCAACCAGATGCTACTGCGTTCTTTAGTAATCTTGCATATGAATCAAATGCAGATGGTCACAATGTAAATGTTATCTTTGAAGGTGATCGTTTGTTCAATGGTAAGATGCTTGATCGTCTTTCTGAACTATTCCCAAATGATTTCAAGATTCTAATCCTTACAGTTAAGGATAGCACTCTTGATCAACGTCACATTGATCGCAAAGATG